ACAGAGCACTTGCGTACTCAAATTAAAAAACAGAACTTAGAGAAAATTCTCCCGTCAAATAAATAACGAAAGAATAAAAAACTCTAAGGTTGCCATTAATTTGACGCGGTTAAAAACCGACCACACGCTCTCATGTGGATTTGGAAGTGAACATTTAACGCTTGTTCAAAGCGGATCTTTAAAACCCCAAAGACCCTAGGGGATTAATTTATTATACCCGAGTATAAAAATTCAGATAAGAAGGGGGAATGCATCAGAATAATACATTGGAGGCCAACCAGTGAAGAAATAAAAATTGAAATCTTCCCCAGCAGCAACATGCGCTTCATAGACATTTGCAGCAGAACTAAAACTATCTATTTGCAAAGTGGCTCCTTTATCAGGTAAATCCCTAGAAGAGCCCGTAGTCCAGTTAGATACTTTACCAGGACAAAATCTAAAATTTTCAAACCAAGGAATCTCATACTCAATCACGGGATTAATTGCCTGAGATCCAATGATACTTCCCTTATTACGGACAATATTAAATGGGGCTAAAGTAGACCGAGCAACTGCACTCTCACTGGAAAGTTCTAAATTCGCTGTACTAACAGAATACCCAGCAGAAAATCTCTCTGAAACCGAATACATACCATTCGAACGATTACCACCTCCTTGACACTTGTTAATAAGCTTATACCGTATAGAACCCCTCCAACCCTGAAAAGCAGGGGCGAAGTAGTTCAACATAGTAACACCAAAATAATTATATGGCCCACCAACTGCAGTGTGTACGGCTCCAGGAACGTAACCCTTATAAGCAGGAAATGCTTTATGGGTAATTTGCAACATTTTTTGAATTGTAGCAGAACCTTCCGTAGTAAAACCTGCCCATATATGATAACGTTTAAGTAATTGCCGAAACGATGTAATACGTTCCCCTGCATAAACATCCAATCGATGACTAGACGGGGAATTGTATTGATCGAGAGATAATTCAGTAGAATCATATGTCTCTGAAACCTGAACCTGATCAATTTCAGGCGTAGACCCAATAACTTCATCACTAGTCGACTGAGGCCTAATAATAAACCTACCAGAATTTCCAGATGGAATAAAAGCTTGAAAATCTTCACCCATAGAAACAAATGCAGCAATATAAATATCAGTATTAGCATCTGCCCCTGGAAGAGATGTTACCAATTCGTTAACCACATAAACAGCTATTGTTCCGTTCCCAGTATCAAAATGGTTTAACGGAACTGTAGAATGCAAATCAGCAGTCAAACCTTCAGCCTGACCTGGAACTGCATAAGACAATAGAGTGCGGTCTTGGTTAGGACCTACACTAAACGTAACGTCTCTACACGTAGATATATCAACAATTTGACTATATGTTACATTATCTTCACGAGAGGCAGATGTCTTATGTGGATCATACACAATTGCAAGCCTACCACGATGAAAGGCAGAAGCAGAAATCTGTAAACGAAGTTTAAAAGTACCGTTCCAGTATTTGAAAGGCAATACGGCTCCACATGGCGCAGTAAGATAATATGGATCAGTACTAAGTGGCCCACTTTTCCCATAATGAGCAGGTGTAACTCGTATATTCCAAAGTAATTCATCAAAGGCGGCATCAGACTGCCAAAGAAATCTAGTCAAGTATGTTTCCTTCCCAGCGATATACGCAATGTCAAGTTCATCTTGAGAAGACAACCCCACAATCCTGGGGTCTATAGAAACACTTTGTTCAGCAGTAAGAGTCATCTTATTAGTAGTATCAGATACATTTGTAAGACATGAAGTAGACATCCCCTTTGGCTCAAAATATTGTGTAACTACTGGTACCATTTTAGATGACATCTCAATTGTATCGCCTTTAGAATACGGTGCAATATTACTAGAGTGCGGTTGAATAGAACCTAGATTCATGTCTGAAATTCTTTGTTCCAATGAAACTGCAGACCGAGCACCGTCAGCTTGTGGAATTAAATATGCAGGATTGGTCGTAGTAGGCGCCTCTAATTGAACATTCTCCATCCAAGCATAAATCGTTACAGAAACTTTAGAGGAAACTCCTACTGCTCCCGCAGCATGCTTCAAAGGAACAAGTTCAGTTATAGCAAGAGTACCCATCTTAGTAGGATCCGTACTTAAAATGTCCAAGTAATCATTGTGCCAGAAAAAAGGTAATGTCATCTCTCCTCCCTGAGATGTAGTTGGATCTAAGAAAATTCTAGGCATCTGAGAAAATTGAATAACTGCATATCCATTTGTATCTGACGTCAATGTCATAGTATCAAGATCTACACTACTTAAAGGCCAATACGAAGCCATAAGGCGGCCATAATAAAATGAATTACCATTAATAAGAATCTTAATCTTCATAGTACCCCTCAACAACTTATATGTAGCTATCTTATTTACGACTCTCTTATTAGAGAGATATGCAGACCAGGGTTCAATCGTAACAGAAGGAGACAAAGTAGATGACCAATTAAAATTACCAATTTTAATTGGTCTTAAGAAAAAAGCCCCCAAAGAATTGTCCGACGAATCATTAGCCATTCGAGTTTCATCAAAAAAACTAGGAATGTCGACAACTTGGTTTGCACTTCCATCCACAAGGCTAAGAACCTGCTCTTTTTCCTTCATAAAAGCAGAATGTGGTTTAATATCAAAAGATTGGAGATCTAGCTCTCCCAAAGCTAGTGGTTTGTTGGCTTCCACTATGCCATTTGTATAATTTTGATTTATTGTTGTATTGTTAGTCCGTTTGTTTATACTCAAATGATCGTCAGAACTAATCGATCCAGAGTTGTGTGAATGTGGCGGGCCACCTATCCCCATTTTGGAAATAATTCTACCCCAGCCAAAGAAGCCTGACCCCTCGCTGTCACAATTCGAGGAGCCGGTAACCATACTTTGACCTTTACCCATTACAGCTGGGTCAGCGTTGTTTTGTTTCCACAAAGAAACACGTTGCTCATAAGTCATATACAGCCTATGAATGAATCTGTGCAATCCAAATTCCTCCACTATCTTGATTAATTTCTTCTGCCTATCAAGATAAACTGTCTTTCCATAAAATGCCCACTCATCCAAAGCTCCATCTATATTGGCACCCACAATAACTTCAACTGATGTCTCGCTAGACATATAGTTACATAGGCGCTTAAAAATAGAAGCCTCTTCTAAAGGGGCTATCATAGAAGCATAATCTGCACTCCAGACAAATTTCCGTTTCAAGAAATCTATCTCACACAGTTTTGAAAAGTTTTTTAATTCTTCTTCTTTTTGTGCCGGAGTCACAACAAAACCAAATTTGTTAAGGTATAAAGCATATCCTTTCATTGTATAACTCCCAGCTAATGAGCCAATTGATGCAATTAAATCATCACCATAGCTCATCATCTTAACATAGTTTGCAAACTTCCTCCTTGGATACAGGTGATAAAAATATACCCTCATCAGCATACTATTACATAAACTATTGATAAATACAGTAAGAGAATTACCAGATGGATTTGCGCCATCAAGCATGAGAACATCCCCATTAAAATCCACTACAGAAAATGCCAATTCTGAAAAAATGGAATTTAAAACTGTAATATCCATTTCAGAATAACCGACGATTTTTGCAATATCAATATAAACTCGTCCAATAGCCATTATCATCTGACTTGGAATTGAAGTATCATAAGCCTTATAATCTATAGCAAACCACCTATCCTGAAAAGGAGTCTGCGCCTCCTTTAAGTGTTGGAACATCTCGTTCCACTCGTTTGAACAAGGATCAATGCCAACTGCACATTCCGAAACAAGGGGATTCATTTGTAAGAATCTACAAATGGATAATGTATATTTCCTCATTACAAGTTGAAAAGGAGTTGAAGTGGCTTGAAATACTCTAACTTTATCTTTAGTAGTCAAAGTTGGTTCATCCTTCAACGTCGAGGTAAACCATGGATAATATCTCTTTCCACTTCTGTAACACTCTTCAATGGCTTCAGCCTCCAAAATAAATTTTGGATCTAAAACTCGTTTGTCTTGCCAACCATCCATCTTCCCTAGATTCGTTGAAAACAACTTCTTACTACCACTGAATGGAAAGCCTATCGAGCTCTGGAAATTCATAGAATCAATAAACCTCTTACCTGGAATACCATTAACAGTTTCATCCCAATCCAAAACACGTATCTCTTTACTCCAAAAATCTTTTTCTTTATAAATTACACGAGTCAGGGAATTGGAATAATCAATTTTGGCCTTGTTCAATAGATCAAAAGGCAAACCAGGCTTATTTACAATCCACTTCTTCATTCCCTCCTCCCAAGGCATGTGTGGGGATTTGCCATCAGGACCTTTAAATTTAGGTGATCCCCACTCCTGAGTGACTCCGAATTGAGACATAACACTATCCTTAATAGGTGTATCTCGAACTTGAGTTTTAGGAGTTCGATTACAATTGGTCGAAGATCCCAAAAATATTGCAGAATTATCAAATTCCATGCGCAAATAACAAGACTTCTTCTTGATATCACGTCTCAAGACTTCAACTCCCATACAATTCGTTCCAAAATCTCCTGAGGAACTCATGGGAATTACAGTGGAAAATTTCTCCAATTGCATCTTAGTTTCTCGGATATCTCTCTGTGTTGGAGTAACTCCAAAAGCAATATAACCACCATCTTCTCTACTTTTGGTAGATCCTCCAATATGTAAGCCTGATATACAAGCTTGCTTATCGTCAGATATGATGGGTGAAAGACATTTACCTTCTTTGGCCCAGTTCCAAATATACCTAATACCGGGGAAAACATATCCAAGGCCACTAGTAGATCGGTTGGTAAAAGATAACTCCCTAACATCAGACCACTCCAAGTCTCCATTAATATCTCTGGTCACAATTCTGCCAACTCTATGGTCACATGTTTCATTAAAATCAACGGGGAAAAAGTCTATCATGCTCCGAACATCTCTGGTTTTCGGCATCCAGACCATAGCCAAGTCATAATTTTTGACTTGGACACACTGAGATGGCTCTACCAAAGCTTCAAAACATTTATTGCCCTTGTTACCTCTATTGTGCCTGATAATCCTAAATGTACTGGATTTTTTAGGTACAAAATGATATGGAATAAGCACACAACCGCTACAGACAACAAAACAGTTAGATTTAGAACCAGTATCCAAATTGTGAATAAACCAAACATTTTCTCCCACTGCATCTCGAACTTCACTAGGTGTTCGGAATACAGAGGTCGGTAAAGGATCAAGAAAAGGGGCAGCAGAAGTCCGAAACCATTCATCATCAAACTTATATTTATGATCCCTATTTTCCACTTCGGAACTAGAAGGTTTCAATCTACTCTGAGGTTGAGTATACCACTTCTCACAAGCGTCTACATAAAAATCCACGAGATCACTTTTACTACAATAAAGCGTAGAAAGTGTAAAAGCGGCCGGAACAATTTTAGACCAATCATTCAATTTTTGCTCCTTCTGATCCTTATAAAATAAAGATAAGGCTCTTGGAGCATCAATTGCAAACTTATCTTTCCCTGTCCAAAAGAAAGGAACAAACGCCATAAAAGCTAAGATAGCGACTTGAAGATAGTTCTGCAAGAATTCTGGTCCATGCACAATAAAGTATACTAAAAGACAAAAGACAAACAAGGGATATTTGTTATAATTCGCCTTCTCAACAACTTTATTTAAAACGAACAAACCGTATCTGCCTTCAGCATAAATTGTAACAATAAAATCTGCAATCTTCATTCGCTGAATCATATAGTGAGAAGCAAATGGTACTATATATTTTAAATCACTGTACCAGCTAGGATTAGAGTGCATACAAATAGATGTAGCTAACGCCCATCCCCTAAGTACAGTTTCAACACCGCAACTTAAAAAGGCTATTCGATTAACTTCATCACTCCTCATTACAATGGAATAATAATCTCCAGCACACGTCCCCTCCAATTCCAAAGGAAAGCACATTTCAATCATAGATTTCCTATATTGAATAAACCATTTTTCAGCAATCCTCCTAAAGACTACTAAAACATACTGAAGCTCTTTGCTACAACTTGCAACAAATTCATTATAAGCAGCATCTGCATTACATCTACCTTCAACTATCCAAGCAAATAACATATCCTTCAAACTCTGTTCATTACTTCTTTTCCTTTCTTCGACAAGTTCAGGATAAAAAGATGGTGCTGAATGAGGATTCACACTTAACTCGCTCTCTTCGATGGGATCATATAAAATAGCATTTTCCATTTCACCAATAATACCATTAAGCTGATGTATTCCGGCTCCAGATGATTCTAAAACACACGTACAATGCTGGAAAAAACAACTACATTTATCACAAGTTATATCTCCTCCAAACAATTTACTTCTCTCAACTAGAGCATTTTGTTCAATAAAATGTTGCTTAGTCGCATCCTTAACATAAGCCAATAATTCATTAATAGTAACATTAGCCATGTCACTACCATTCCACTGAACATATTGCAAATGCCATTTATCATCTCTGTGCTCTTCAGCGCTATTAGAGTTTAACTTAGGTGGCCTAGCCACTGCGCAAACCTTAACCACATAGACATCAAAAAACCAAATATCTGGGGCTAATACATCCTCACCAAAAATTGCTTGAACCTTTGAAGGATCAATTTCAATTGTCCCTTCCTTCCGAAATTCTGGTTTAACTTTTGCATATATGTGCACCTTCATACGCCTCATTATTGATGATGCCTGGTTCGAATAATAACTAGAATCGATATCACACACGTTGGTCGTGATACCCACCACTTTAGGTTCAGCAACAACATTACCTTTTAAGTCAAGTTCAGCCATATTCAAATAAAACGGGACGTTGTTTACAAATTTCAATAACGTCTCACATGGAGATTCTTCAGTATAATTTCTATTAACATTTGCAAAGTCGTCAAATATTACTCCATTTATATATGACCTATATGTAGAATAGAACTTATCCTGAGAATTAAGCGTTACTATATACGGATCTTGATGATTAAACCCGTTAATAGATAAAATATATCTCATCAATATTTCGTTTATAGATGACTTCCCAAGGCCAGTTGAGCCAGCAAGCAAATACGCAAATGGTGCGACTCTCAATCCACCAGCAGCTCTAGTTTGTATAAAATCACAATGTAATTGCCTCAACATCCTAACTTTATCCATCACAAATTTCTTCGTGGGACCATCATACAACAATATCAATTTCTTACCAGATTCAATCGCGAGCTGCAATTGTTGATCAAATGCATTTTCATCAAGCCCAGTGAACTTACCCAAATTCCCAGGTTTAACGAATTTAAATTGGGCCTGTAATGTAGAAACCATAGAGTCCAATTCCCCTAATTGATCATCTGAATATAAAAAACCGGAGTAAGATCCACTCCCCACAAATTTTTTCAGACCACCAATTACATATGTAGACACTTTCAATAAAGCGTCTACGAAGCTCGTAGCTCCTTTGCAAGCATTTTTAGCATCAAATAAAAACATAGAAAACGATCCTACAGATATGGACCATTTCTTTTCTGCGCTATAAAAGATAGATAAAAAAGTGCTCACTAATGCAACAAGAGAGCCAAAAGCCTCATTCTTGTGTGCTAACTTCCAATTGTTTAATAATTCTTTCATATAAATTTCAATATCTTCTAATTTCCACGATAACATACCTTTAATAAAAGACATATCTTTATTAAGCAAAACTTTTGATATCATATTGCTATAAGAAACACCAAGATGCAATTTCAAAACTTTAACCATAATAATTAAAAATTTTTGCAAATTTGAATCTCGTGCTTTCAAAGCACACGCAAATATAATTTCTTCAACAAGTTCTGTGGCAAAACTAGAATCTAAAGATTTCAATTTATCCACAAAATCACCCAATATTGGGGAACTATGCGGCTTAATAACCACTTTTTGCTTTCTTTGGTGGTTCTTTTTATTTTTCTTCTTATTTCTGAAGTCTTTTCTCAATTGCAACTTCTCATTCGCAATTTCAATTTCTTCTTCAAGGTGAAGAGAGTTGACAGCTCTCACAATAACATGATGGGAATTTAATCCCTGAGAATCCTTATGACGGTTTCGCTCCGTGGTTGGTGTAGTCATGTTGGTTTTTGATTTTGGGTACAATTTCTAATTTGGAAACCCGATCAAATCTTTATCTTCGTAAAATAACATATAATTCCAGTAATTTAAAATTTATAGTGTAGCTAAGGTGTCGTCCAGGGTGTCAAACCTGTTTGTATCAATTATCCAAAACTTAGAATATAAATTCGTGTGATTGCTACTGTATGGCATTCTGTTGTGTCTCCTTTCTTCAAGGAGCTCACATAATAACATGTTGCATAGTTCGGTCTACACAAAATATTCCTAGGGTATAAATTGGAATATTGATAATAACTTGTGGCGCTCTCAATTTCCACTTCCTTATTACCTTGTAAGCTAACAAATTTTAAATATCTATATAATATAATCAATTTTAAAAAGAAGGGGCCAGAGCCCCAAAACCCGCAATTCAAAAAACTGCGGAACCCCGCAGAAAAATCGGCGGGAAAATAAGATAACTTGGGGGCCATACCAAGTTAAATTTCGTAAAAAGTGCCAGATCAGTGCACTTAATACTTTGGAACTTCAAAATAAATCACAATAAAACACGTAATCGATTCAATAACTACATGTATATAAAATTTTTCGAGAGGTAAGATAAAATCCTACTTATTACATTTTATATACAAATTTTAAAGAATATGGAACTCTCAAGCTGACTATCCATTTTACAATTATATATTTATATTGTGTAAATTTCATACACAAACATGTTTGGAGTATTAGCGCTCTCCAAGCGCGAAAAACCTTAATCAAACTATGTAATCTCCAGGCCAATATAACCCGAAACGATCATTGAGATCGTCCTGCGAATTCAATAAGAGATAACAGTTACAAAGCTGATCAATAGCTCAAAGCTGTACGTGATGCAAAATGCACTTCTTGGATCTTGGCAGGGTTGATTACACGTAAGGATTTGCA